AGGATTTTACTTTGCCAAACAGATCTCACAAGCGCGCCACGAAAAGAGGATTTGCCACCTACCGTATGATGAAAATGCCAAAACCTATACCAGCTGGGACATCGGAATCGGTGACTCCTGCGCAATCTGGGTGTGGCAACTCGTCGGTAAAGAAATCCATTGTATCGACTATTACGAGAACTCTGATGAAGCCCTGGCACATTATGTTAAGTGGCTTAAAAGTAAGCCTTACATATTTGAGAAACATTTTCTCCCGCATGATGCCGCAGCAAGAGAAAAAGGCTCAGGAAAATCATTTGCAGATATTGCAAGAGATCAAGGCCTCAAAGTGGATATCGTCCCAAGACAAGCCAACGAAATATTCGGAATCGAATGTTTGCGGAATACATTGCCGAGGTTCTTCTTTGACTACGTTAAATGTGAAAAAGGAATCAAAGCCATAGAGAACTTCCGCAAGGAATGGAATGAGAAGCTCGGCTGCTATCGCGAACGCAGTTATCATGATTGGGCATCTCACGGATCGAAAGCACTGATCTACGGAGCCGAATCAATCCAAAGACTAAACGGTGGAAATGGTATGTCTGCGGAAGAATGGAAGCGCATGAGGAAAGAGTGGATCTAAGTTCCATGACGTTTTCCTTTAGCGTTACGCGTACGATACTTCGAACCACAAGAATAACCACAAGTAAGAGTTTTGAAATATTTATTGATAAGAAAGGTTTTTGAGCAAATGATACATTGTCTATCGATTAAATCATCTCCTCGCTTCCTCCTAGCAGCTTGCTCACATTTATTGTTGCAGTATTTAGCTCTATCGATCTGCTTTGCCGTGAAATCTTCTCCACAAAATTCGCATTTCAAAACATGGCTTTCTCGTTCTTTCCATAATTGTTTGGCTTTTTCTCCTAGAAATTTTCTTCCTTCAGGAGTTTTGTGCCAATCATACAATTTTTTATTCGATTTCATGTGTGTAGAGAGGTGTTCAGAATGAGGAATACACTCGAGATTCTCAATACAATTATTCAGTTTATTACCATCGATATGGTGAATATCAAATCCTTTTGGAATAGGACCATTTTGAGATTCCCAAATCATTCTATGCAAGTAAGTTTTTTTGCCGGTCATCATATAACCATGCGAAGATATTCTGAACCGCTTATCAGTAAAATTCATCATTTGACTCCAAGTTATGATTCCTATTATACATGTAAGTTTAATATAATTCAAGGAGAATTTTAATGTACTCTGCACAGAGTGATGGTTCTTCTAATAATTCACCAGATCATAATAATAAAGTATTTCAGTTTACTCAGTTTTTTTACGATGCTTACCGCACTTGGGGCGTTTTTTACGCTGCGGCTTACCGGGATTTGAGAGCATATGCTGGAGATAACTGGACGAACCTGGAGAGAACGAAACTTGAAAGACAGAATAGGATGGTACTGGAGCTCAATAAAATCCGTAGAGTCGTCAATCTCTATTCCGGATATGAGCGTGAAAATCGTACGCAAACAGTCACTACCCCAGTGGAAGGATCTGATGAGATTACGGCGGATCTCTTCTCTAATGTCATGTATTACGTCTATGACAAAGGTAACGCCGATTATATCTTCTCAGAAGCCTTTGAGCATGCGCTTAAGACAGGATTGGCCATCGTTGGGATCTACATGGACTACTCAAAGGATAAGGTCAATGGGGATATCAAGTTTTACTGGAAGCCTTTTAATGCTCTTATGTTGGACCCTTACTTCACGAAAAGAGATCTTTCTGACTGTGATCAAGCTTCAACACGTGATCTTCTCAGCAAAGAACAAGTTAAATCCTTACTTCCATGGGTTGATCCAGAAGAAATCGATGCCATCCCTACAGGAATTAGAGACAACAAATATCAGTATCTAGGCATCTACAGACAATACAATAGCACTTATATTGCCCGCAATTTGGTAACATATGACCAACATTGGAAGAGAATTCTTAAGGTTCAGAAATATCTTGTAGATGAAGAAACAGGCGTTTCGGATGAATGGTTTGGAACAAGAGCTGAAGAAAAGGCTCTTAAAGAAACACTGAAAGAAACGCCGTCAATCAAACTAATCACCTCACATAAACGTACAGTAGAATTGAATATCATTGTTGGTGGAAGACTGCTCTACAGCGGTCCTGATCCTACTGGATTGGACAACTTTCCATTCATGCCGATTCTACTTTATCATGAACCATTAATCGATACATATGAACTTAAGATCCAGGGTCTCGTCAGATCCATCAGAGATGCTCAACGCCAGTACAACAGACGGCATAGCCAAATCATCGACCTTATGGAATCCATTATCAATACAGGATGGATCACCCGTAATGGCGCTGTTCTTGATCCGACGATGCTTATGCAGGCAGGTCAAGGAAGGCAAATTGTCGTCAACGACGGCTATGATGTTAATGCAGACATACGCGAAATTTCACCGCCTAACATCCCCCCAGGATACCTGCAGTACCAAGACATCATCGATAAGAATATTATGGAAATCCCTGGTGCTAGTGATGAACTGCTCGGGCTATCCTCCACGGGTGACTCTCAGGTATCCGGAAAGCTTGCCGAAGTACGCTCCTCAAATGGCCTTAAGGGTAATCGGGGCATCTTCGATAATCTGGAACAGACCAAGAAATATGTTGGAATGCTTGTCATAGAATGTATCCAGAAGAATTATCAGCCAGGAAAGATTGCTCGAATCACAGGAAAAGAACCAACAGAAGAATTCTTCTCTGGTCAGTTCTCAGAATATGATTGTGCCATCAAACAGGCTGTCAAAACATCTACACAGAAAGAAGCTTACTATTATCAATTGCTCCAGTTGGTAGCTCTTGGAGCTCCTATCCCTTGGGAAGATATTCTAGAAGCTGCACCTCTACAAGGTAAGACAGAACTTCTTGAGAAGATGCAACAGAGAGCAGAACAGGAACAAGCTGGCCAACAACAAGTTCAAGAAGCCGAACAGTTAGAGAAAGCAATGAAGATTGCTCAGATCGAACAAAGCACAGCATTGGCAGAAGAGCGTAGAGCTAGAGTTCTTTCTGATATTGGATTGGCTAGAGAAAGAATGTCTGAAAGCACACAGAATGAGGCTAAAGCTCTTCTGGATAATGCTAAGACATTAGCCGAGATAGAAGATATACCAAGAAAACGTTTAATGGATGTAATGCAATTAGCAGCTGAGATGCACTCGAAAGAACAGGATAGAATCAACCAGCAGCTAACAGAAGATGCCCAAAGGGTTTAATCAACAAAGGAGTTAATTATGGCTAAGGGAATGAAAGGTACTGCGGCAGCAAACAAAATGATGCCCAATATGAGTACTTATGGTGGACAAGAGTCCCCAGGATACAAACCACCATCCGGTAATGCTGGTAGCATGGCTAGAGGTGAATACTCAACTAAATCCAATCCTTTAAGAGTTCCTGAGAAAGGTTCTTCTATTGGTCCTGGTTATGGTAATGCTGACCGCTTAAAAGCAATGTCTGCAAAAAATGAACAGGCTAAGAAAGAAAATCTTAGAGGACAAGCATGCTAGAAAAAATGCCAACCATAGGTGAGTTACACCTTATGCAGCGTGAAAGGCTAGCCGAAAGACACGCCGAACTCTTAGAGAAGATCTTAGAGGAAAACGCTCATAAGGATAAGTACTGGATCCTTGGTTGGACCAAAACGAAGCGTAAAGAAGGTAAAACACGGATCACGCCTTGTCTAGAGGCATTCGATGTTCAGCCAAAAGTTACGAAGGAAGCTTACCTATATGAAGTGGATAATATAGCTAAGACAAGAAGTTTGCTTTGGGTGATGCATCCAAACAACAAATTAAGTATGCCGTCAATCGGCAAATCCATACACGTTGCTGCGTAAGTCAGTACGATCTTGGCACCGAAGTGAGGGTGCAAAAATAACGGGAGTTATTAGTGAACGAAACAAATACCGAACAAGAACCAATTGAGGCTGCCTCCGAGCAACAAGTGGTCGAGACTCAGGAAGAAGTACAAGAACAAAAGATGGTCCCTCTTGCAGCATTGCAAGATGAAAGACTTAAACGTCAAAAACTAGAAGTACAGGCACAACTCTACGAGAAAATGCTAGCTAAGGAACAGGCTGAAACAGTTGAGGAAGAAGATCCCAACGCTTTAGTTGAGAAGAAACATCTCAACGAGACCACAGCCCATACCAAACGCGATATTCTAGAGACTCTCTATCAAGATATGAATCCTGAGGCTGTTCAGAAGATCAATAAATATTTAGGACCGATTTTAGAAAAAAAGCCTTGGTTGGCTTCTTCGGTAGACACAGCTCAAAACAGATATGCGCGAGCATATGAAATTGTCCAAGACTATCTTCATCTCGTGGAAGAAAAACCCGCAGTGAGACAGTCCAGCAATAATGATGCTCAGAGAGTCGTTCAGAATTCCCAGAAACCTAGATCACCGACTGAGGTTGGTAAATCTGCGAGACCGGAAGGCGTTGAATTCCTCAAGAGCATTCAAGGTAAGAAAGAGTTCCGTGAATACCGACAGAAAGTTCTCCGAGGCGAAGCCTAGAGACAAAGTCGTAAAAAAATTTTGTCTCTGGTGTCAAAACATTTTTTGACTAGGAGATAAAAATGGCTAATGGAACTACTACAACTGTACAGGTTGACCCAGAAGTTAATCTATACTTTGACAATATTTTGCTGGACAGACACCAGCCGTATTATGTTCACGGGTATTTTGCCCAAGAACGTAGAATCCCTCAGAAGAACAGCAAAACAGCTATCTTCCGTAGATTCGATAATTTGGCTGATGCTCTTACTCCTCTCACAGAAGGCGTTACACCGGCTTCTGAACAGGTTACTAAATTTGATATCACAGCAGTGGTTTCCCAATACGGAAAAGTTGTTGAGCTATCAGATGACGTAATCATTTTAGTACAAGATCAGACTGCAAATGAAGTTGCAGATATGCTTGCACAGAATATGGCATCTACTTACGACAAGATCGTTCGTAACATGCTTGTTGCTACTGCAGCTCAGATTGACTGCTTAAACGGCGTCAATGGAAATGCAATCACAGAAGTGACAACAACTGACCTTGAGTTAGCTGTTGACTATCTTGAAGGCAATAACGGTAAGAAGCTTTCTCCTAATCAGGAAGGCACTAATGCGTTCGGTACAGCCCCAGTTTGGGCAGCTTACTGGATGATAATTTCTACCGATCTTCGTACAGATTTCAAAAACCTTTCAAACTTCTTACCTACTGCTGACTATCCACGTCAACAATCAGTTCTAGAAGCTGAATTCGGTTCTTGCGATGAGGTTCGCCTTGTTAAGACATCTGAAGCGTTTAAAGACACAGCGGTTTCTCCTGCTGTTTATTACAACTTCTTGTTCGCAGCTAATGCTTACGGTCGTATCACTATCGATGATCAGTCGATGGAAATGATCATCAAGCCATTAGGAGCTGGACAGGATCCGTTGAATCAGCGCCAAACTATGGGCTGGAAGGGTCGTCTAGGGTCCGTAATCCTTGATGATAGCTGGTGCGTCGCTTTAAGAAGCACTAAAGGTTAATAAATAAGGAGGAACTACTATGACAGCACCTATTGGAACAATAGCTAACCGTTTCAATGGCATCAGAGAACTGAGCCAAGTGACGAATAGCTACGGCGGATATCTGCAATCTGCAGGTGTAGCCTATAATCTTAACTTACCTTTCCAAGCAGACCGCTTAGACTGGTTTCGTTATACAGGTTTTGGAACTGATTCAACAGTTATTCAAGGCGTTTGGTTTAGAGACTTTCCTTCTGGAGACGCTCTGAACATTTCTCGCGGAACAACTACGTTGACATCCGTTCTAGAAACAACTAATGGTGTGACTATCAGCAATCTTGCTGGTGGTTTTACCAACGAACACCTGGTTATCTCAGGTATCACAACAGCTACACCTGGTGTTGTTACTACTACTGCGAACCATAATCTTTCCAATCTCGACCGTGTTGTAATCACGAAAGTTATTGGAACGATGGCTCCAGAAGTTAACAACCAAACATTCGTTGTTCAGGTTCTTAGCGCAACTACATTCGCTTTGTATGACACTTTTGGCTTACCTATCAGCTTGATAGGGGCTTACTCATCTAGTGGTCAGGTTACGAAAATTAACCCAGCTCTTGGTGATGTAAATCAGCCAGTAAGTCCTGCATTCCCTCATCAAGCCGTTATCGATTATCCACCAGTCTACAGACTGCTCTTGGGTACTTCGATCATGGGTGCAGATAATGATAAGATTTATTTCACTGCATGGCAGTTTAATAACTATGTCAACTTGGGCGATGTAACTTAATAAATAAAGGGAGGGGATCTTCCTCTCCCTCTTTAATCGAGGAAATAATGAGTAAGAAATTAGACACAAAACCAGAAGAAACAGAAGTTATCAAGCCATTTGATTTCGATACTTTCGAGATCAAAACTATCGCAGATTTCGCTACATGGAATCTACATGCACGTAAAGCTTTTAGAGAAGCTAAGAAGATGAATCCACGCTGTGACCCTCCTGTTCCTGTACGTGTACCGGACGAGAGCTTTCACAAGAAAGTTAAGATCAAATTCCAAAGATTCGATCAGCCGGAAAACGTTCTAAAAGTATGTGTTCACAATAAGGACATTTCTTGGAGAGGACAGTTGAAGCCTGGTGGAACTTATGATTTACCGCTTCCAGTCGTTCGTTTTCTTAACCGTCTAGCCACTCCAATCTTTGCAGAAGTGAAAGTGGAAAACGGTGGTGAAGTTAAGACTGAGACTAAACAGGTGGGTGAGAGAAACCGTTTTTCATGTCAGGTGCTCGAACTAGAATAGGAGTTATATGCCTAAAAATGTTTCTGATTTAGTCACTATCATGAGAAATGTGACAGGAAGGGTCGATGCGTCTGATCCTCTTTTCACAGATCAAATCATGGCTCAATACCTGAATGACTTCGTTGTTCAGTTATCTAGTCAGGACATTCGCATATTTAAGAATTACACCTGGTGGGAGTTTGATATTACTCCATCAACTCCCAACCCTATGCCTGTTCCTTTACAACAGCTAGGATTCACTACAATAGGCCCTCTTGCTTACGTTCAGCAACCAGGAGTGGGTTCATTCATTGATGTGTCTGATGTGCCAATGGTGGGCACGATAGATGCCTCTAATCAACTATTCACATTGCAAGCCCAGAACTTTGTTATTCCTGGATCGTTTGAGATACTGGGATCTAACCCTCTTCAATCTTTACAAGATGATGGTTTAGGTAGCTTCATAGGTGATGGATTTGGATCAATCGATTATGACACTGGATTCATCAGTGTTGAATTTGCAACAGCTCCGGCAATTGGAAGCACTGTTAGTGCATCTTATAGCTATCAAACATCGCAGAACAATCTAAATGCTCCTAACTTTTCTCTAGAGCTTTGGTGGTTTCAAGATCCACAAGACTTCTATGCACACTGGCCAGACAGACTGAACTATGTACCACAGAGGCCAACGTCTGTTCTGTATTACAATAACGAACTGACATTCCGTGGTCCTCCTGATCAAGCCTATCATATCAAGATTCAGGCATACCATGAGGAAGTTCAGTTTGATCAATCTGGAAGCTTAAATTCTGATTATCTCTTTCGTTATCTAGCTTATGGAGCATCTCTAGATATCTTCTCAGATTTCGGTGAGATGGATAAATGGAGAGAGATCTTTCCAGTATTTCAACGATATCGGGCTTTAGTCTATTCCAGAACTTATTGCCAATATCAAAATCAACGTCCTTCACCGGAGTTTTAATTATGACATATAATCCAGCTGTACCAAATGCTGCACAGTCTCCAGGTTTATTCCCTGCACAGAATAACACTAACTACACGCGCATAAAATCTATCGTTAATGCTGATCATGTATTTAACGACACTGCACCATCTCCTCCTAACAATAATGATGGTTTTCATAGGCAGATGACGATGGTATCAAGAGCTTCTCCTGTTTCGTTACCAGGAGGATCTAATGCTATTCTTTACACTAAGATTGATAGTTTAGGCCAATCTCAGTTGAGGTTCTATAATGGTACCAGAGATGTGGCGATCACTCCTCCGTATATTGTGGCCATGGTCAACTTCGATGGAAGAGGGAGTATTGGGTCTAATCAGAGTATTAGAAGCCAGCTCAATGTAGCTACAGTTAAGAAAGACAATACTGGCCAATACACTATAAACTTTACTACTCCTCTAGTGAATGCAAACTACATAGTAGAGCTTACAGGTATGCGATCAACATCTCTTGCAGCAGATGTTTGTAATGGATCTCTCTTGAGTAGCACTACATATGCTTCTTCCGTGACTACAACTTTCGTGAAGATTCAGTTTAATGGAAGCAATAGTACACTCCAAGACGTGATCATGGGTAACGTCCTAATCACGAGTGTGGGATAATGACATATACACCCTATCTCATAGCAGACTTTGCAACCGGTTTAGATAAGAGATTCCAACCATGGCTTGGACAGGATGAGGCTGATCAGGAGCTTTATGATGGTTATAACTATCGTGGGACTAAATCTAAGAGAGAGGGTTATAACTATTTTGCTACAGGTGAAAGAGGTGGTGCTCCATATCGTGAATCTAGAATAGTCCACACTCTAGCAGCAGTTCCAATGGTTGGAGCTATCAATAGCAGTAATAGGACATTCACTCTGGCTGGAACGGGACAGATTGCTAGGGGGAGTGTAACAATCACGGGTTCTAATCCTAGCCAGGTTTTAGTAGATAATGGTCTTGGAGGATTTACCGGTCCTGGAACTGGGACTATAAACTACGTCACAGGTGCTATATCCGTCACATTCACATCTGCTCCAATAACTGCATCAACGGTATTGATTACCTATAGTTTTATGCCTGGTAATCCTGTGATGATGGTGGCAAATTTCATTACCACAAGCAATGTTAAACAGTTGATCGTTGCAGATACGAAATATGTGAATCGATATAATTCTACTCTGAATATCTTAGAAGATATCTCCCCAGGATCTCCATACACAGGAACTTCATTCGACTTCTTCACTTGGACAAATTACCGTGATGCTTCTGATAATCCGCGTTTACTGTTCTCCAATAACGTTGATCCTATCCAGCAATATGATGGTACGACAGTTACTAATTATTCTTATACACTGGCTGGTATCTCGACTCTGACATGTGCGTCTATGGTTCAGATGAAAGATAGACTGATTCTTTTAAGAACCACAGAGAATGGTACAATCTTTCCTCAGAGGATCAGAATTTCGGGGACAGGAGCTAGTTCTGATGTTTTTGATACAACGGCCACAGGAGCGGGTTTCATCGATATACCTGATGGAACATGGATCAACGGTTGTTCGTTCAACAGAGACGATTTAATCATCTATACAGAGGCTTCTGTGTGGGTGTTGAAATATACAGGTAACGATACAGTTCCATTTGTTCTTAACAAGATCGATGAATCTCGGGGATGTGATGCTACATTCAGTGCCATCACCTACCTCAACAGAACAACAGCCGCTTCTCCTCGTGGTTTGATTATCACTGATGGATACAGAGTGGAAAGACAGGACTACGTTCTTCCAGACTTTTCATACAATGAAATCGATGGAGAGAATTTCTCTCTCTGTTTTGCTGGTTCTGTCGATGCTGATAGAGACCATTATCTTATTTACCCTCCACCAATGCAACCGGAATCAAAGAGAATTCTAGTCACAAATTATGATGAAGACAATTTCGCAATTTATCGCCTACCACTTTCATGCATGGGAACATATGTTACTGCATTTGATATCACATGGAATGACCTATTAATCTATCCTGATTGGGCTTCTTTTTCAGCTGCCTATGGTAACTGGAATTCTTTCGCCTACACAGCAGGAGCTCCTTTTAGTATCGGTGGTGGTCATAAGGGTGAGATCTGGCGTTTAGGTGTAACTGAACTAGAAGATAATCTCGTGAAGATCAGAAATATCACTCAGCCTGCACCTGATTTGTTAGAGGTGACCACCGATTGGAATAACTATGGTCTCAATGACTATGATGAGCTGATGGGTGCTGATATGATATTCTTCACCGATATTCAGGGAATGGTAGAGCTTAATAACAAACAGTATCCTATCGAATCTACAACGAATGAGAATACATTCCGAATCAAAGTTCCAACGAATGTTACTTTTTCTGCCTATACTTCTGGAGGAGAAGCGACAAGAGTTATTCCATTTACTTCTTTGACTAAACAGTTCAATCCATTCATCAACCAGGACAAGAAAGTCCGATGTGGATGGCTATACATGTATGTCAACAGTTCAGGAACTGATCTGACAAGAAATATAGCCCTTGCTGGAGCAACTAACACTAATCCAGCGTTGATCACCACTCTAATGAATCATAATCTTACAACTGGTGATCAGGTTTCATTCTTTAGCGTTGGTGGTATGACAGAGTTAAATAGCATTACTGCTTTCATCACTGTTCTATCACCAACCACATTTTCTCTTAATAGCATCGATGCTACTGGTTTTGGTGTCTATACTTCTGGAGGGTATGCTACTGTTCCAGAAGATGCCAAGATGCAGATCGATGTCTTTATAAATGATAGAGATCCGAATGATCTAACTCAGCTGAACAACATAGTCCAGAATCCATATCAAGGAAATTGTACCAACCTGAAATTTGAGGATGGAGTTAAAAAATGGTATAAAGTATTTATAAATCAAACAGGGAAATTCATCCAGTTCAGGTTTAGAAATACTCAAGCTGGGGCTAAAATTGACATCCAAGCCTTTATGCCAGGATTCCAAGCTGTGGGGAGAGTAATCTAATGCCAACACTCATTACGGATTTCAACTGGGGTTCATCGCTTAGAAATGAGAATCCAGAACTGACTATTCAGTTGGCACAGGCTTACACACAGACTGCTTTCACTGTTAACACAAAGATTTCTAAATATGTAACGGATGGTATCTCGAAACCGAATGTAAACCCTCCGGCTAACAGCGATTTCAACAGAAACTTCGAGCTTGGGGATATCTACGTTCGATCAGATACAAATACAGCATGGATTATGACGAGCAGAACAACATCTAATGCTGCCGTTTGGACACAAATCACTTAAGGAGTTTATATGGCTAATTTAGGCGGTGGATTGGGCGGAGCGGCTACCGGAGCTTCTATCGGTTCTTCCTTTGGTCCAATCGGGACAGGTGTTGGAGCTGTAGTTGGAGGAATCGCTGGCTTGTTTGGTAGTAAGAAAAAGAAAAGAAAACCAAAACCAGTCAGTAGATTTGATCCAAACCAACAAAAACTGAATGAAGACTATATTGCCTCTTTGAGAGGAGAAGGACCATTCAAGGATTTATATAACTATGACACTGAGCAAGCAAATCAAGTCTTTGATCAAAGCACTGGAAGACCAGCATATCGATCATTTGAGGAAAACGTTATCCCTCGTATTACAGGTCAGTTCAGAGGAAATAATATCCAAAACAGCTCTTATGCAGGCCAATCTCTTGCAAGAGCAGGAAGGGATGTCCAAGAAAACCTAGATGCTCTCCGATCTAGTCAAAACTTCGCTGGACAACAGAATGCTCAACAGAATAGAAGACTGGGAATTCAAGATATTCTGAATAGACAGACATTCGATTATCAAAGTCCTGAGCAAAGAAGTCCAAGTACAATCGATCAGATCTTAGGATCTTTAGCTCCATCTACAGGAGATTATTTGAGTAACTTATTTAAAGATAAATCTCAGCCTGCTGGAATTTCTGGAGGAAATGGGTCAGTTAGAGGCCCAAGTGGAATTAGCGGTGGTTCTGGATCTGTACGTGGCGCTACAGGATCTTTAGGTGGTAGTATAGCAAGTGCGTTCACAAGTTTATACGGAGGTGGCTAATGCCAGAAGGACCAAGAATGCTCGATTTCAGAGAGTTGCCTAATAATCAGGGACCAACTCCACTAGAAAAGACTTTATCAGCCTATTCTCAAAAAACTATAGAGAATCGTCAGAATCAAAGAGAAAGTGATGCTCTAGCAGACATCTATAAACAGTATCAGGGTGATGAAGAGAATATCCGTGGGCAAATGCAATCTATCCAAACTGATTCAAGACTTGGTCCGACTGCTAAAGTAAATACTATAAATCAACTTTTGAAAGCCTCTGAATTTAATCAAAATCGTCAAAAAGAAGTTCAGAAACAACAAGAGGTTTTGAAAAAAGAAAGAGATTTGAAGATAAAAGAAGAAGCAGCTAAGAGACAAAAAGAATCTGAAGAAGCAAAAACTATCGATGCCTTGAAGAAAGGTGGGGCTTCAGATGCTCAAATAGAACTATATAAAGTTTCTCCAACTGGTGGAAAAACTAAATTAATCGAAGATGTCATTGAAACAGCTAACAGAAATAAGTCGCCATCGGGTCTAACTTCTCCAGATATTGAAGATTATGATCAAGGACTCACAGCTCCAGAAAGAGTAAAAAGACAAGACCAGAGATACTCTACTCAAACTCCTCTCGTAAATAAGAATAGTGAAAGTCTTTCTGGACTTGAAGCAGAAGGAATGTCTATAAATCTACTGAATGAATTGACCGATTCCGGACGCGTTGGAGAAGGATTAAAGAGTATAAATATCAATCCTAAAACTGGTGATCTTCTCCTTCCGGCAGCTGGGACTCCAGAAGAACAATTATTTGTTAAAACAGTTAATGACTTCACTGTAAAAGCTAAAGATTCTTTCGGTGCTAGAGTAACCAATTTCGAGTTAGATCGTTTTATGCAGAGACTTCCAACTCTTGCTAACTCCAAAGAAGGAAGAAAATTGATTCTTAGACAAATGGCAATTGTTAATCAAATCAACCAAATAGAAAAAAGAGCCGTGCAAAATGTTTTTGATCAATATGGAGTGAGAAATATTGATTATGCTGATGCAGAAAACAAAGCACGTGCTTCCATTTCTGATCAAAAAGAAGAATTGAGAAAAGAATATTTAAATCTAGAGCAAGTTGCAAAAAAAGAAGATGCAGAACTTAATAGGAAAATAAAAGAAAAGACTCAGCCAGGTTACACAGCCATGCGTAAACCGGATGGAACCATCAAACAATTTCCTAATAAAAATATCGAACATCTAGAAGAAAAAGGATATAAAAGACTATGAATCCAAATGATCAACAAGCAATAGATGATGAAGAATTAGGTATCGATGAAGTAGAAGATGACATCGATTATGATAATATTTATGGTGGATTAGCACTTGAGACTACCGACATTCCAAGATCAAAAGAACTTCAAAATGATTATAAGAAAATCTTTGGAGATGTTGCAAAGCAAACCGTTAAGGAATCGCTTATTGGATTTGGTGGAGCATACGGTGATATCTACGAATTGGTCGGTTTGAAGAAAGGGCAAGGGGAAGGAGCAAAAGCTAGAAACCGCAGTGAATTTGAAGCTTTAGAAAGAATGGAACAGCCAGGATATAAACCTTCCTTATCTGATATCGAATCCATCTCTTCAGATCAAACAGGATTAGATCTAGCTGGTTCTCCTTCAAGTGGAGAGCTCAGAAATTTCAATGAAATGATCGGAGGACCTGGAGAAGCGGAAACTACACCAGGTAGATTTGCAGGAAGATCCGCAAAAATCTATGGACAAGGTTTAGCTGTTGGACAAATTAATCCTATTCCTGCTGCAGTAGCCGGCACTGTTGGTCAAGCTGCAGAAGAACTAGGTTATGGTCCATTGGTTCAAGCAGGAGCAGAAATTGTAGGTTTATTAGCTGGAGATAAAAGCGTTCGATCTTTGAGTCCAAAACAACTAGCTTCTAATGAAGCAAAAACTCAAAAACTCATAGAAGAAATGAGAGGCTTAGGTTATTCAGATGAGGATATCACTCTAGCTATCAATTCCGCATACAAAGATAGTCAGAAAACAAAATTAGCATCTAGAGGACAGGCAACAGAAGATGCTTTTGAAAATTTTGCCACAAAATCTGATGATATTGTTACTGATATCTTAGAAAATCAAATTCCAGGTTATGACAAAGGTGCTAAGCATGTTCATGAAATGGCTTCTGATGTATATGGTCAAGTAGCTAAAGAAGCTGCTAATATTACGATCACCAATTCTAGACCTTTTCTAGATTCGGCTAAAAAAGTAGTTGATCAGGTTCAGAATACTTTAGGTAAGAATCCAGAAGCACAAGCATTTGTTAAGAGAATTTCTGAAGCAGCTATGGATGCTACTCAGTTTCCTTCTGCAGAGAAAATGATGAATTTTTATAAAGAATTGAACTCGATGGGAAATTGGCTTGGCCGTTCTCAAAAAGATAGACTTATCTCTCAAGTGAAAGAAGGTATCAAAGAAACATTTCGGTCTGAAGGAAAAGCTGGAAAAGCTTTAGCAGATAAGTTTGAAAAAGCTAATCAAGGTATTAGAAAAGCATATCTAGCAGAAGATGTCAGAGAAGTCATCCAAAAAGCTACTAGCAATGATAAGATAGATTATAAAAAATTAAGTAAATCTTTAGAGAAACCTGAAAATCTAAAATTGTTTGAAGAATCTTTAGGTGTTCGACAAGCTGACAATGTTAAAAAGATATCAAAACTTGGAAAAGAAGTCGGTGATTTTGATAAAGCCTGGAAAAAAGTTAATAATCTAAAATTAGGGACAGCTGCTGATGTTATAAGAGGAGGTCTTGGAACATATTATCTTTTGGATGGGGATTGGAAAAGTTTTGCTGGTGTGTTAGCTACCAAAGGAAGTAGAGCGGTTGTGGGTAAACTTGCAGAAAAATCATTGACTGATCCAAAGTTCCAAAATCTCATTATTCGTGGACTTCACGCAGTCAAAACCGCTTCTCCTAGGGGCCTTCAATCTGTTCAAGATGGATTGAATAAATATTTCCAAGAAGAAGGATTGGATATTAATCTAGATTAAATCGAATATGTATACGATCATACTTACCATAAAAACCATGGCTATGTGTGCTAAAAATTCCATATAAACCTCCTGTTTATTGTTTAATTTCTTTCATAAAATCATATTGTTCTTTTTTAAGAGAAACAATCTCATCTTTCATTTGTTTTTGTAGATCACAAAACATTTCATATAGACGATCGGTGCGCTGGCTTTGCCGTTCGATTTTACCGTCTAGCATATAAAATCCACCAATCAAGGTGAAGAGTAAGACAGCCCATTCAATATGATTGACCCAGCTTATTTTTGTCTCTGTCATGTCATCCTCCTGTTTATTTATATTTTATAGTATCTTTCAAATGACTTATTTCCATACCTATTCCAAAAAGAAGTAAACAAATTAATCCTAAGAAAAAGTCAGTCATTTTTATTATTCTCTATTGGCTATTTCTGAAGGCATAATATTTTTCATAACCAATACTGTCTTTATGACTAGAATATCCTTTTCTAGTTCATTAAATTTAGAATTCAACCATAGAGTCGATGTTAATATTGATCCAACAACTGAAACCATGATCAATAATGTCTCTCCGTGTTTTCTTATCGTTTCCATCTTCATGCTCCTCTTTCCACCCATCATACCACAAACCACCATTATCGACTATACACAGAATTTTTTTTGATTTATATGTAAAGAAATTATTTTAAATGGGGGATATATGACTACTTTAAATCTTAGAAATCCTAACGGTTACGATGGACAACCAGGGACACAATATAAACAAGGAATTGTTCGTTTAGCAACAGATGCAGAAGTATCTGCTGGAACTGCGACTAATGTGGTAGTGACACCAGCTCAGTTGAATTCAGTATCGACTGGAGCCAACTTTGCTTCTCCTCCTGCTTTAGGCTTTGGTAGCACAACACCAAGACCTGTACATGCGACAACTTTAACATCTACTGGAGCTACGACTATCGGTTCTGGATCAGGTGTTGCTACTGCGGTCGGTAACTCTACTGGAACTCTTGGTTTCTTCGGTTCTGCTGGAGCTACTAAGGTCACTCAGGGAGCTATCACTAATAGCGTCACTGCTGGTGGAACGACAGGAACGATTGCTAACTATACAGACTTGTCTGTCTATGCAAACGATGCCACTGCCATCCGTAATGATATCTATCAGTTGTCTCATGCGCTAGCAAACGTTGTTGGTGCACTTAGAAGTTATGGCCTACTAGTTTAAGGAGGCGCTCATGTCAGCTAAGAAAGTCTATTTCGATACTCTTCGCCATCTTGGATTTGCCGGTATTTCAGGAACCTATGCAGCTATTGGTTCAGCATTAACGGTCAATCCAAGAACTGTATTAATCACCAACAACACTAACGGTGACATAATTTTAAGTACGGATAATACAAATGCAGCAGGACAGATATTCGTGCCTGCTAACTCATTTCTATTATACGACCTTGAAGCAAACATGGATCCAAATAAGGATGATGCTTTTGTCATAGCCGTTGGAACAATTTTTTATGTGAAACAGTCAACTGCTTCGTCAATAGGCGATGTTTGGTTGCAATTTGTTTATGCAGCAGAATAGGAGATAATCATGAGTCAGTCAGGTCGTAATGGAATAGATGGTGGAGGCGGCGGTGGTACTGGAATTGTGACCATCGACGGAGATGTTGGATCAGTAACAGGAACTATTGTGGCTATTTTTGCAGATAATGCTGCAAATAATGCAGGATCATCTGTTGAGTTCGTCAATTCTGGTTCTGTTTCGACTTTGAATGTAACAGACAATGTAGGTAATACATTTGTCGGAAAGCTCGCAGGAAACATCAGTGGTGTTACAGGGATTGATAATACATCTCTAGGTTCAAGCAGTGCTGCCAATTTAGTTGATGGACAGGAAAACGTAGCCATAGGTGCAATCGCGCTTCAAAATTGTGTTAGCGGAAATCACAACACAGCGATTGGAACGGGTGCTTTACGAGATTACCTTGGTGATGAAAATACCGCTGTTGGTTTTTTAGCTCTAGATCAAGTGACTACGTCTGGTAATACTGGAGTGGGTGTTCAGTCATTATCAACTGCTACAGGTACCAACAATACAGCTATAGGATTTGCCGCTGGTGATAGAGCAGGTTCTAATAATACCGCTGTTGGGTTTGATGCTCTAAATGGAGGCTTTGGTGATAATAATATCGGTATTGGGATGAATGCCGGGTTACAATATAGCGCTACAGAATCAAGCAATATCCTGATAGGAAATCAAGGGGTCAACGCTGAATCGAATGTAATTCGTATAGGCACTCAAGGATCTGGAGCGGCTCAACAGGATACAGCTTTCGTGGCAGGTATTGCTGGAGTTACCGTTTCCAATACTAACATGGTCACTATTGATACAACCACCGGTCAATTAGGTTCACAAGCTGTTCCGAGTGGTGGAAGTGTTACAATCAATGGAGATTCTGGATCAATCACAGGATCTACACTTACAGTCTTCGCAAACAATGCTGCGATTAATGCTGGAGCATCCGTTGAATTTGTAAATTCTGGGACGACTTCAACTTTGAATGTATCAGATACTAATCAAAATACATATATCGGGGCTAACTCGGGAACTTTGAGTGCTAGTGGGAATTACAACTCTGCTTTTGGTGTTTTAGCATTAAATGCTTTTTCTTCTGGGAACCAAAATACTGCTCTCGGTCGAGGAAGTTTATTTCAATTTGTTAGCGGGGATGATAATACAGCAGTTGGTTTTAATTCTCTTTTTAGTTCTATCACTGGCAGCGGAAATGTCGGTGTAGGTAGTGCAACTCTCGCTTCATATACTGGCAGTAATGCAACTGCAATTGGTTTTGGGGCTATGCAGAATGTGACACAACCCAATAATACTGCAGTAGGTTATCAATCTTTAAAAAATGCTACTGGTGATAATAATACAGCTATTGGTATTTCAGCTGGTGTATCTGCTGGTGGAGCAAACACCATTATGGGATCTTCTGCAATGTCCGTGGGAACTGGTTTTAATAACTGTACAGCAATAGGATGGGAAGCTCTATTTCAATGTAGCGGAGATCAAAACACAGCTATTGGACGATCTAGTTTAAACGGTCTTACTTCTGGAACAACCAATATAGCTATTGGTTATACATCGGGAAATGCATATACAAGTTCGGAATCAAGTAATATTGTCATTGGAAATGCCGGTGTAGCTGCTGAATCTAATGTACTTCGTATAGGAACGGCGGGACAACAAAACGCAGCCTTTATGGCTGGTATATTTGGTACCACCGTAGGCGTTTCTGGAATCCCTGTTGTAGTGGATAATGCGGGTCAATTAGGTACTGTAGTCTCTTCTAGAAGATTCAAGGAGAATATTGAAGATCTAGAAGGTATCAGCGCTGGAATCTTAAAGCTTCGTCCTGTGATTTTTGATTATATTATCAATAAGCAACAAGGCTATGGATTGATTGCAGAAGAAGTAAACGAAATCATGCCTGAATTGGTAGTCAAAGATGCTTCCGGAGAAATAGCCTCTGTGAAATATCAAGATTTACCAATTCTCATTCTTAATGAATTGCAAAAACTTGTGAAACGTGTTGAAGATCTAGAAAAGATTTGTGCCTAACTTGGGAGAAATAGATGACTGGTTTTAATCCAAAGAATCCAAATAAACATGTTGGCACAGACCAGTTTCTTATCCCTTTCGTCTCTAGAAATAGGCAGCCGACTGGGACAGATTATAGACAACCTGAAACAGGGAGATTATATGTTTATGGAACTATATGGCAAGTTAGCAAGAATCCAACAACAGGCGTTGAAGGCGAGCTTTGGATGCTTTCAAAGATCGTGGCCAATATTGCTTATTGGGTTAACGTCTCTTCTGGTGTGGTGGGTCCTCTATTAAAGATAGAGGTAGATGCTGCAACGTCTCCTGGTGTTGATCCTGTCTTACCAGATGTTAATGGACTTGTGACTGTTACGGGCTCAATAGTTGCTAATCAAACGATACCGATACGAACACATTCAACTGCTCTAAACGAATATGGTGTGGAGGTTCAATATGCGACTTCTTCGGCGTCAAGCAATCCAGATTTGGCTGGTCTTGCTTCTTTCAATTCTACTGAGTTTTCTGTTGATGCTAATGGCTTTGTTTCTCTTTCTGGGGGTTCTGCTGCTGTAGTTGCTCTTGGTGTTCAAGCCACGAGTGGATCAGGAACTAACCCTGTTTTGGCTGATGGAAGTGGAAAGATTGAGATTGATGGAGCTTTAGTGGCTGCTGGAACTAATCCTATCAGATCTGTTTCAACTGCACCAAATCTCTTACAGATTCAGGCTCAAACATCCCAAGCTATCGCTTCTGTTGATTCGACTAAAGTCGGTCTTTCTAACTTTAACAGCGCTCAATTCTCTGTCAGTGGTGGTGGTTTTGTCTCTCTTCTTGGTGCTGGTCCAGCGATAGGCAGAGTGATTAGACAAGTGTTTACTTCTACTGGAACCTACACTCCAACTTCTGGAATGCTCTATGCAGATATAGAAGTTATCGGAGGCGGTGGTGGTGGTGGTGGAGTTAGTCTTCCTGGAGCTTCAGAAGGCGGAGCTGCTGGTGGTGGTGGAGCGGGTGGTTATGCGAAAGGCTTATTCACCGCTGCGACTATTGGTGCTTCTAAAGCTGTCACTATTGGAGCTGCTGGAACTGGAGGATCAAATTCTGGGGCTAGTGGTACGGCTGGAGGAACAACCTCTGTTGGTGTATTAATTTCTGCAACAGGTGGTGGTGCTGGTGCTGGCTCGGGTACATCATCTGCAGCTCAAATTACTGGTGGAGCATCTGGAGGAACTGGAACAGGAGGTGACTTTCAGGCTTCAGGAAGTAATGGTTTCTATGGATTGACACTTCTTAATGGATCAAATGCAGCAGGTGGAGTGGGTGGTTTTTCTTTCTTAGCTGGAGGCGGTTCTTCAGTAGGTCAATCTTTTGGTGCTGGTGGAGCAGGAGGCGTGGCTCACAATGGCGATCCAGCAGCTACAGGAAATGCTGGTAAGGCCGGTGTTGTCATCGTCACCGAATACTGTACCTAATCACCAAATATAACAGGTGGCCACTCAGTTATTACAGGTGGCCATTGTGGTGGAGGAAGAGGTTCAGGTTGCATCATTTGTTCTTCTTGTGTTTTCCTGTCTCAGCTAGCTTTTCCATCTTCTTCACACCATATTTTTTCATCCCTGCAGCAGCTGCAACAGCTGCCGGATTCGATGCTCCTGATTTTGCTGCTGATTTCTCAACTGCTTTAAATCTACTTCCTGTACCTAATTTTGCTTTAGCCATATATTCCTTCCTTATTTTTTCTTACTTTTTCCGGCTTTCGAGAGAGCTATCGCAATTGATTGCTTCTCGGGCCGTCCGCTTTCGCGCTCTGTCTTGATATTCTGCGATATCACTTTTTTTGAACTTCCTGATTTTAGAGGCATAATTTCTCTCCTGATATTGTTTTATGTATCCTTCTTTCATTCTTCCATTCTCCAGAATTTAATCTCTTGTCCATGTTTAAGTCTTAATCCATCCCAGTGATGACCGGTATGCCATCCGCGGATTATCTTTTCATCAGACAGTTTTAGCTCTACAAGATCAAAATCTGCAGGTAAATATATGCTAACATCGACCCAGTCAAGAACCGAATGAGGAATATCATTATATGAGAACTTTCTTCTCTTCTCTCCCATCTCATACATTCGGTCGACTTTGTGGATCATATGGCTGCTGGTGGAATCTCTAACGTTGGTGATATCTCCGGCGCATTAGAAGACTCCTCCTTGATCACATCGTCTGCTTCCCCATCTGTATGTACCAGGTTAATAGAATACGTGCATGAATAGAGCGTAAACGCTAAAATTATTGAAATTAAGGTTCTCATTCTTCCTCCTTATAGAAAGCGATATGTTTTTTATGTGCAAAGACAAACTCTTCTAGACAGAAGAAGATGTCTTCATAAATTGGTGGACTGTCTTCTGGTTGACAAACGAATCTTCTAAACTGATAAGATGAGGTTGGCTCTCCAGATTGGAATTCGATTACTTCAATCTTTTCAAAGCCATTGGACATTAGAAAACGGCATTCGATCTTCATTCTTCAACCTTCTTGATTTTGATTTTCCACTGATTGAATTTCTCAAAGAGTTTCAACTCATCTTTCATCAGTTCTTTGATGGTTTGAATGACTGTCCAATCAAAATGTTTCTGAACGACCTTGAGGTATTCTAATGCTAAATGTTTGTTTTCTGAATCTTCAAAGAGATTTAGAAATTTCTCTAGCCATTCTGCTTCATTTTCAACGATTACTTCTTCTGGTGTGATATCCTCAGGAATGATGACTTGTGCGTTTGTAGCTTGAATCTCACCCTCTACATAGCCTATTCCGATAACATCGCTGAAGAGTTGTCGAGCTAGACGGCTTAATGCTCTTGCAAAGCACATGTCTTTCGGCCATTTACTCCAACCACCACCCGTCTTGACTAGACCAGCGAGTTGAGCTTCTGCTACTGAAAAAGAAGCGATAAGTTTCTCTCCAGTATCACATCTAAAACCTTCGAGAGTGCAGGAGTTATTTGTGCTTTCTTTGACCCTAATCTGATGACCAGCTTTTCTGATCATGGCATTCATCATTCGAGCGGATATTTCGACTTTACCCTGGATAATATTCAATCCACCGTTAAGAGCCTGCATAGCAGGAATACCAAGCTCTCTGGCTGATAACATGATCATCATGACACCAGATTCATCGCCTATACCCTTATACATCTTGCTGGTGACGGCTTGTTTAGCCATCGTGTTGTAAACCATCATCTCATGTTCTGATGGAATCATAGATCTTGTGTCTTGTCTTACTGCCAGTTCCATCTTACCTCTTCGTGTGTCTTCCATTGTTTTCTTTCTCATACTCAAACAGCTCTAATTCCTGCTGCTGATATTCACTTAACTTTTGTCTAGCTTTTTGAAAGTCTGGATTTGGATTTTTTCTCCAGGCCAGCACTCTTTCTCGCATTTTTTCTGATAGATTTGCTAAAGCGGGATCGTCCATGTTTTATTCCTTTAGGAAGAAGTGTTTGAAAGTGCGGAAAATGGCTAAAAAAAAAGAATCATCCACTGGATATTCGTAGATCTTTGGCTCTTTTCCTGTTTTGTTTAGATGAAGAAAGAAGACTTTTTCTATGGGATATCCGGCATTCTTAGCCAAATATGCGTAAGCTGAGCCTTGACCTTCCCATGTTTTAGATGGTTTGCTTGAGGTTTTAAGATCCACAATCGCAAGCCCATCGTCCGTTTTGATGATAAGATCCACTTGCCCAGTAAGACAAAGTTCATCATCCCAAAAACGTCGTTCCATCTCGATGATATGTACACCTTTTTCCCACCATTTCTTAAAAGATTCAACATAGCCGCGCGTCTCATCATCAACTCCTATCTCGCCTAATCCTGAGACAATTCCCTCGCAGATCTTATGAACTTTCGTTCCTCTTTCTGCTGCATGAGCCAAAACATCTGGGTCGATATGCTCTAGTCCAGAGAATGGATAAAGCACGCTTGTCACCCGTAAATAGTTTTCTCTAGACTTTTCAGTCAAAGCCATGTAATGTTTCTCTCTATTAAAAAATTGAGATATAAGAGAAGTAATAAAAATAGGAGATCCTGAATGACATAGAAATCATCATCATCCGGCACAAACATATGCTAAACCTAGAAGAGCTATTAAGAGTGTGAATAGGCTTATACTCGCCGCTATAACGCCTTCGTTTCCAATCTCTTTGATAATCTCTTCCCAAACATGTTTCATATGAGCGTGACCTAAAATTAAAATTTTAACTTTACTTGAAACTATCAGATGAACACTGGATGGGCAAGAGATTTTTTATGTCAAAAATTTATAGAATTAAAAAACTGTTTCACACAGATACTAAAACAGAACTTTTACAGAAAATGATGGACTTTTTAAGAATTAGAAATTAAGTTAGCAAAAAAAAAGAGCCCCTCGTTATGAGGAGCTCTTCGTCTTCTGTGAAAAGATGACACACAATAGACTAAATATCTGAGAAAAACAATTCACTTACTAGGGTGATTGTCAGAGATCTTAGCAATGTGTCACCTTTTTGTAAAGACCTAAAGAAACAAAAAGGAAAAATGGACATATTCACAATCACCACACAGGAAATCTTAGAAAGAATCTCTCGACATTGTCCGGAAGCCTTATCCACTTATTTACAGTGCATAAACCGAGCCGACAGAGAAGGAAATATCCATTTCACTAAACAAATGGTGGATGTTGACCTATCCGAAAGCTGGCGCGGATTTCGTAACAATATCAAGAAATTGAGCAGGGAAAACCTACTCATGTGGAGTCCATTAGACAATGGAATCTCTGTTTCTCTCGTCGATTCTGAGGTGAACCATGGTTGAAAATACCAAAATCTGCAGTAAGTGTAATATTGTTAAAAACTTATGTGATTTCTATATGAGTTCTGAGCGTTATCGTTCTGAATGTAAAGCATGTACGATCAAAATTACGTCTAAGTACCAGAAAGACAATGAGTCATGGAAAAAACGTTATTCTGATCCAGAACAAAAGAAAGCTGCAAGCCGGGCTTACTATGCTAAACACAAAGAACGATTCAAGAGGTATCGGGAGACATTTAAAAAACGTCACCCCGAGTACCACAAAGAGTACTCGAGGAACGCCACAAGAGACAACATGAGAAATACAATTTCTTCCTGATCACCCACTAAAGTAATCAAAATTAACAAACATTCAACGAGGTTCATAATGCAAGAACAAGAATTTAAAGGCAATGGAAAATCGAGAACAATAATTCAAAAAGGTCCTCAGAAAAGAGAATTTAAAGGTGTTTGGATACCTGCAGAAATCTGGCGACATCCTCACCTAACTTCGATTGATAAAGTAATTTATGCTTCTATATCTATTCATGAAAATATTTGTCTTGATACCTTTTGTAGCATAGTTTTAGAAGAATTAGGCATTCCAAAAGAATACACTAGAAGATCTTTAAAACATTTGGAAGATCTTGAGATTATTTCTTTTTCTTCTTTTGATGAAGGAGTGAAGTAATGTCAAATCCGAACCCAAGATTTACTGGGATTTTCATTCCAGTTGAGATTTTAGAAATTGAAGAGCTTAGCCCTTTGGAGCAATTTTTAATTTCTTGGATAGATGCCCTCTATTGTGAAAATCATGGGGGTTGTTTTGCTAGTAATGACTATCTCGCCGAAAAATTAAGGGTCAAAGAAAATACTATTTCTAAAGCTTTGACAAATCTTAGAAAAATTGGACTACTAGAAGACGTATCGTTTGACGGGCGTCATCGGGTAATTCGTGCAAAAATCGGTGAATTTGTTGAAAAAAGCCAATCCAAGGCAGCATTGGATTTAAATCCAAGGCAGAGTAGGACAAAAATCCAACCCAGAGTAGGAGAAAAATCCATCTCCTCATATATAGATAGTAAAGTAGAGAGTAAAGAAGAGAAACCCTCCTTAAAGGTTCCAACCGAAGAACGAGCGCCTAACGGCGACATGCCAGCTAAAGCTGGCGAGGAGGAATTTGATTCATCTTCAAAATCATCCAAGAAAAAGACAGAGCATTCGCCTCAAGTGCTCGAGGTTTGCGATAAGATGATTCAACGTCTAAAAGACGCCGAACCGGGTTACAAACCTCCAAGGAATCTCATTCCCATTCTGAATGAAATCGATTTTATGATCCGTCTTGATGAGAGAGATCCTCAGAAGATTTTAGATATTTTAACTTGGGCTTTAGGAGATAGCTTCTGGAAAGATAAGATGTTTAAGCCTAATCCTGCTAAATATCTTCGCGGTCAATTCCTTCAGCTCCAAATCAGAATGGAATCGACGCCAGCAAAAAAAGAACGTAAATTCCTTCCAAGCTCCAATCAGGCCGAAGCAGTCAGAATCATGAAAGAAATGTCGGAGGACTCAGTATGAAATTAGCCGGAAGAATCGGTCATGAAATGATAAAACCAGCTTCAAAGCCTAAGATCGTCCATCAAATCGCCGTTATAGGCGGATGGAAACATCTCGATAAGCCTACTTTATCCAGTGAACTCCAATGTCCGATTTGTCAGAGTAAAGAACATCAGACACCCTTGATCAATCCTGATTTAGGAGATGAAAGATTGTGGTTGTGCGGGAACATGTCTTGTTTCATCCACAGCAAGGACAACATGCCAAGCGCTACCACCACACCACCCATACCGAAACGTGCGGTTCTGTGGCCTTTATGGTGCGAAATTAACGATATTGGTGATATATACCACGACGTTAAGTTTGAAAAGATCGAACAAGTGGAAGGCAAGATCGAATATCTCAGAAAATTTGTAGCCAATCCAACAGGAATAATCTTAATGCAAGGCGATAAAGGAACTGGAAAGACTTATTGTTCACTAGGATTGTGTGAATTTATGACACGAACAGAAACTTCCGTGATTTTTATGACCCAAAAACAAATGTTAGAAAAATGGCTCGAAACATTCAAAAATGAAAAGTCTACGAATTTTTCTCATAGGTTGAAAGAAGCCTCTTTACTAGTGATCGACGACTTCGGAACGGTTGAACCCACTCCAGGATTCATGACATTTTTCATGGATTTAATAAACGCAAGAAACCAGTGGAAAAAAAGAGGGACTGTGTTAACAACAAATTTGACTGATCAGAAATTAGCAGAATTTTGTGGAGACGCTCTTTCCGATCGACTAAATACAGGAAAGAAATTCCATTTTGAAGGAAAATCTAGAAGAAAAAAAACAGTTTTGTAGGAGTAACAAATGATTGAAATATCAAATATCCAAGCAGTGAATAAAGGCTCTTTATTGGCCAAGTGCGATGTCTATATCGTTCCATGGGATTTAGAGCTTTGCGAAGTTAAGATCTTCGAGAAAGGACAAAACCGATGGTTAGGTATGCCGTCTAGAGAATTTACCAACCAGGTTGGAGAGAAAAAATACATTGAGCTGATAAATTTCAGGAAAGAATCAACAAAAACACGGTTTAGAGCACAGATTCTTGAGGCTGTAGATAAATTTCTATCTGCAAATCCAGATCTTAAACCTGTCGATGTGATCAAAGAAGATGAGGAACTACCATTTTGATGGATCAACAAAAACAAGAGATGTACGACAGATTCAAAAAGAATGTCGAATATATCGAAAAAACTGTGCCACCCGATGATATCTATCTGTTTACAGAGCAAACATTGATGGCTGCGTTGTATTTTCTACGAACTCTTCAAGATTTTACGGACATCAAACAGTTATGCAGAGATGATCCTATCTTCGCAAAGTGGACGGAAAATATAGGCGCTTTCTATTTGGCACAGGTCAACGATTTTGAGATGACTCTTGATCTAAAAATGGATGAATTTGACGAATGAAGATTGTCATTCCAGGAGAGCCGATAGCTCAAATTCGTATGCGATATTCTGGTAGAAACGGTATAGGCAGAATGTATGATCCAAGAGAGAAGGAAAAGACAAAGCTTAAGAAGTGGTTAGACTCGCAGTCTAAAGATTTTGTTAAGCTCAATCATCCAACAATCTCTTTTATCTTTCATATGCCTATACCAAAATCCATTCCAAAAAAGATGTTACCTCTCTACCAATCTGGTTTCTTGAAACACGAAAAAAAGCCAGATTGTGACAACTTCGTTAAGCTGTATCTAGACTGCATAGACACATATTTCTTCGATGGTGATCAGAAAGTGACACTCGGCTCTTGTGTCAAACTTTATCACAAAGAGCCTAAAACTATTATTATGCTATCTGAGACCACAGAGTTGTTGACTCCTCAAGAGGTTGATCCTTGCATCGCCTCTTTCCTTTTCGAAGAAGAATATGGTAAACTGCAGTGTGAAGGAATTCCTTTCCGTCCCGATACTGATAACCTGTCTCATTTAGAACTTCAGCAATGCGACGATATGAAAGCCCGTATTCAAAAAGCTGCAGCATTTCAGCCACGACTGCCTGTTCTTCTGGATCTTCCAAAAGCAAACCTTGTTTCATAATCTTAGATTTATTCGGACCATTAACAGGAACAAGATTGACTGGATCGAGTTTATATCCATAGGGCACTTTACCTGTTCTCTCGTTTCTCTCTTTCTTAGCCCATAACTTGTCTTTTATCCTCTCTCTTATGATCGAAACTTCTTTTGCTGCGAGAGCTACATAGACTGAAAAGATCAGAGGATCTGTGATTCCTGGCTGGTCAATCATAGTTATTCCAATATTGTTTTTTATTAGAAACTCTTTGATTTTATGTGCTTCTAATTCATTCCTTGCCAATCGGTCAACCTTCTGTCCTACTAAAATATCACCGCTTTCTAGAGCGTTCAAAGCATTGTTTAAGCCTTCACGTTTATGTAAAGGTTTTCTGGATGATATAGAATCAGTGAAGATCAAATATTTTAAATCTCCTTGATCAAGAGACTTAAGATATTTCAAACACATTTGCTCTTGAGTTCTCAAGTCTTGCTCTTTAGTAGATATTCGTAGGTAAATTACATATTTCATTTCTTTCTTCCTTGATAGTAAATTCTAATATTCTCTTTCAGCAACTTAGGCAATGTAGCTAAATCATGACTTTCTGTTATGATAGTGTTTTTCCTGTCTATATCAAAAAAGATCATGAATCTTTCAGGATTCCTCTTGTAATAGACAGGAAACGACATGGAATAAGCTTCATTTTCTGTCGAATATTCCAGATCAATCATCGCTATAATATTTAGTCCTCTAGGCTTCTTCATCTTTCTTCACTTTCTTTTTGCGTGGTATCTTGACATCGGGAACCATTTGTTTCAGAGCTGCAAGAATATCTTCTTCTTTCAATTCTGTTCGATCAAGAATATGATTAACTTGTGTTTTATACAAAGACAAAAGTCTCTCTATTTCCCAAAGAATGGTCTTAGCTGATTCTGATTCGTCTTCATCCAGCAAACCTTTGTTGAATGCCGAATGATGGAATGCAGCTAATGTTTTAAGTGATACCATCCCACCAAGCAGTGAAGCTCCGTACTCTTCCAGTGTCGCAATCTTACCTGAATCAACTAGATTAACTTTCATTTAGCACTTCCTTGTTGTAATTGCTTAATTTTGTCTTTTGCCAATTTTGATGGTTTAACCCTTCCAGATTCCCACCTACTTATTGATCCTGTGGTTACTCCAATTGCTTGAGAAAACTCAACCTGCGTCAAATTAAGCACTTTCCTCAACGTTTTAATCTCTTCTCCGTTCATAGGATTCCTTCGTTCAGTTTTTTAAACAGTTCGGCAGCTCTTCTTGGTCGATATTCTTGATCAACTTCCAATCCTTCACCATCCTGATTGAAGCAGCCTAATAGATATTTCATCGAAGTGTATTCGGTAATCGCCGAATCTTCTTTAAATGCTTTGGTTATACACATAAGCTCATCTTCATTCTCTGGATTCATCGCATAGATATAACTCTGCCATGGTGATTTTGGATCATAAAGCCGAACCTCCGCACGGCATGACATAGATTCAGCTTTCTCACCCCAATTTTGTTTCAGTTTTTCTGTCTGATTATGGTTTAGCATTTCTAGCCTCTTCAATCTTACATAAACGACCGTGAAAGTCTTTCATTTCGGATTGAATTGCTTCAATGCGATTGTTTGTTTGCATATGCAATGCAATTGTCGTTCCAAAGAACGTTAGCATGATCACTAGGTTTGAACCTACGATCGTTAGAACTTGAATCCAGGTTTCATTCATCTTTTTCCTCCTTTAATTGTTGATAACTATCCCATACTCGTTCGCAATCATCCATCCAGTTTTGTTTTGTTGATTTTTCTGAAACGCTTGCTATTAAAATAGAAAACATAACTGATAAAACTCTACCTACTGGATGTATACTGCAGAGATCAACCATCTCTTGCCCTAATTTTTCGGATGCTTCATAATCATTCATTTCCCTTCTCCTTTTTTTCTAGTTGTCTTTTGTAAAATTCAAGACTCTGCAAGCATCCATTCCAATCCCTTCCACCTTCCAAGTCTTCCTCAAATAATGAGCAAGCAGCAAGGTGATTATCTTTGAATATTTCTTTTAGACATTCTTTTATAAGCTCAACCAAATCGGATTCCATTTGATAGGATTCTGATATTAATTGTTTTAATAAGCTAGTTGTTTTCATTGTTTTTATCCTTTAATTGTTGTTTATAATGATTCCACATTCTTTCTATGTCTTCTATTAAAGACTCTAAAGGCACATTGTTTTGCAAAGCCTTAATTATGAATAATGATATTAAAGCCGATGCACCAATATGTGTCGGTATACCACCAAGCGCTAGATTGATTCTTTCAATCGCTCTGTGTAATATCTCTTTGTCTTCAGGTGTTGGTTGCATTTTACTCCTCTAACTGTAAATATTGTTGGTAAAGCTCTTCTCCCAACAAACGTTTCATTCCCTTTTTTATTTTCTTACAATGCTCGTATGCTTTTTGAGCTTTACGGCTATCAGTATCATAACCAAACTCATCGCAAAACCCCTCAAATGTCTCATATTCTCCACATTGACAATCTAGAATCAGTGATTCTAGAACTTGACCAATCTTAGGCTCTTCAGTGTAATAAATACCCATGTGATAAGGAAAATCCATAGACTTTTCTTGATAGATCAATCGGCACGCATAAGACGTATGTTTCCATCCGTCTTTATCTATGTCTTTGAGGTTGATCTTGTCACAGACTAGATTAAAATCATGTTGGTTCATAAATTCTTGTATGTTCATGTTACGCCTCCACTTTTGAATAGGTTAAAACTAAACGTCTAGGCAGATTGTATAGTACATCCGCTGGAAAATATATCTCTGCCTCACCTCTATCATTAATCTGAAATTCAGAGGATTTAGGAAAGTGAAGATATGAGAGTGTTCTTTTATCGGTTAGAAAAGCAACCGCATTAGATTGCACCTTACCAACTTCACGAACACATTGTGTTTGAAGGTAAGGAATAGCATTTTCTCCATCCCATTGAAAATAGGTATACTTCCACTTAGAACCAAGCGTTAAGGCTCTCTTAAAATCTGCGAGTGTTTTCATGTTAGACAGCCCTCCATGATTTTACGTGTTCCGCATAATCATCGGCTAAAAAGCACAGATCAATCATTTGGTTTAGGTTCCAACCTTTCTTCTCTAACCACTCCATCTTTGCCGTATCGCTCATCTCTAGACTGGTTAATATAAATACTGCCTCTAGTGTTTTCTGTTCTTTAATGTTGATTGTATTCATCTTCTCTCTCTTGTTGTTATGTTGTCTCTCTAACCTACTCTTCTTTCACACATGAAGATCTTATCACTCATGGTTAATCGTTTTCAGTATGCATAACAATATACCACATGCCTAGTATTAATGCAAGCGTTTACTCTGATTAAATTAATTATTTGACACAAAATACCCCTATTATGTTAACGTGCGTATAATCAAGCTTGACTAATGGGCGTGTTCCGCCCTAGAGGAACTCCTCATCATTGTCTAAACATCAATTGATCATCATCTATTGACCAACGCTTGACCAACTATAACAACCACTAGGTATCATGGCCGGCTTCCCATCTAAAAAGAAAGGTAATCAACTAGGCGAATCCCCCGCCAGCCAACCTAAACCAGGTATACCGTTAGACAGAGAAACTATCAAAGATCTCTTACCAAAATGTAACGGTAACCTGTCTAGAATAGCTGAATCAATGGGTACCACTAGAGGTACTGTTAGACGAAGAATTGATAATGATGAAGAATTAAAATCTTTGTTGGAAGATGTTCGAGAAAGAAGAATTGATTTGTTAGAAGATACATGCTTTCAAGATGCCGTTGAAGGCCGTGATACAGGCTTACGTTGCTTCCTGCTCAAGACACAGGCTCGACACCGTGGTTATGACCAGGATGATAACAAGAATGCTGCTAAGGACATAGCTGCAGCTGCATTTGAGTTCATCAACAAGACTAAGAACCCTGCAGAGAACGGTAAATAGCCCTCTCACCATATCCACAGACCATATCAATCCCTGTTCAATACCTATCTAATCCGTACACCTAGACCAGTCACTATTCAATAGGTACTGAACATGGTGTAAGGAACCTTGTCTAGTCAAATAACTCCTTGAAAATGATATGGGGGTGATGACCTTAACTAGTACCGGTTACTTATTATTATCATCTCTATCCCTCAATCACAAACAATCCATAATTCAGAAAAAAACTTTTCACATATATTTTGTGGTAGAGTCCTGGTTAGGTAAGATGAATGGATGAATCACATTTCCAAAAAAATTCATCCCATATTTTTAGACTAATCAGATATGTTGATATGGTGGGTGGAAAAAAAATTCTCTCTAGAAAAAAACTGATGGTGGTATATGGGTATGAATCATGCGATGATAAATCTAATAGAATTATTGAGACGGTGTCCGTGTGAGGTGTGTAAGAAAGAGGTAGAGGATATATTGGAAGAAGAGCGGAAACGGTTGGATGAGTTGAGGGTGTTTAAGGAGGAAGATGAACAGAGAGATCACTGAAACTATTATTCATTGGAAAGATAAAGATGGGAAAGAAGGGATGAAGGTGTATGAGGGTGACTGTGATTTTGGTGCAGTATACATGCGTAGTAGAAAACCTGATCTGACTAAACCATTGGGTCATTTGATACCGGATGAGAGGAAATATCGATTGGTTGAAGAGAAAAGAGAACCTGAGAAACCTGTTAGATATTCATACTATGAGGAGATGTAGATGGCTTGGAGTGATAAGAGCTGGTTAGCAGCATTCTTTTCTATGACGATGGTGGCTCTATGGGCTGATACTGAAAAACAGTACATAATGACTGGGGTGGTATTTTTTCTCTGTTCAGTTGGAGGAATGATTAAATCCTGGAGAGATGAATGACTGAACCTAATCCAAAATAAATCCTTTGCAAAAAAAAGAGTATGGGATATGAGAAGATCTTTCCGTGGAGGGATATGAGAGAAATCGCTGTTAGAATATCTCAATACGGAACTTGTATTTTGAATGAAGAAGATACCATAACTTTGAAACATAATGGAGAAAATATGATAGATGTCACAGACGAATTGATTGATTTGAAGAAAGGATATGAGAGAGCTCTAGAGCAAGAACATATTTATCTAGATGCTTCTCTAGCCAATGTTGTCCACTGTACTAAAGCACTGATTACACATTACGATAAGATTCGAGAATTGGATAACAAATTGGGTAATCTAAAACTGAAGATGAGATGTAATGAGTGTGGTGAAAGCTGTGATGGAGATGATGAATAATGAAATGGTTCTTCATAACAATTTTCTTCATAGGCATGGGCATCGCATGGGCCCAACATTTTGGGTGAACTGACTGATCTGGTCTTTGTGATTCTTGGTAAGCTTGGGTCCTGGTTGAATGCCAAAGGAAGGAGGGTATGCTTTGTGGTATGGGCAGCCGTCCTCCTTTATTGGGGTGCCAGGAACATACAGCTTGGCCTGATGGTTCAAACAGGTGGATGTCTAGTCAGCCTAGGCATTCATCTTTACGGTTATTTAAACTGGAAAAAAGAGGGTATTGGAAAATGAATGATTACATAGATTTCGCTTTGGCCGCTGGGGTGCTTATGTTCTGCTCAACAGTTGGGTTCTTTTTCTTTGCGCTGGGATGTTACACCATCGTGAGAGTTTAATGTGTGAATGCTGTGGAGGAGACTGTAAATTGATTAATCAACCAGAACCGCTAAAAGACACATCTCGCCTCATGATCGAACGCCTGATCTCCATTGGCAAAGCCCAGCATCTTCTAACAGATGTGATAGACCATCCAATATTGGAAAAACTCAGTAAACACAATCTCTACTGGTCATCTCAACATGAGATCGAATGCTGTAAACTGGATGAGATAAGAAGACAACTAATGTATATCAATGATAAGCTCTGTGAGCTTCAAGAGATTCTTCATTCAGACTAGCCGATCTACCGTCTTTGGCTCATTAGCTCAGTGGTAGAGCTCATGGCTGTTAACCATGCTGTCGGTGGTTCAAATCCATCATGAGCCTAAAATAATAAACCACGGAACGGATTCCGTGGCCTTCTAACAGTAAAACTGCCAGGGAGAATTAATAAGGGACTGATTTTCCACCGATTCCGGCTCTTTTCTTATCGCCTTTAGAGCTGATCTTTGGTGTCAGACTCTTGGGCTTTGGCGCCTTGGTTTGTTTGCTTCCGGTGACAAATTTCGATTCTGGGCTTGACTTTGCTTTCATAGAAAAACTCCTGTTGTGTTTTTTGTCTTTTTCGCAGTAGAGTGAATTTATGTAAAGGAATTCTTATGCAACCTGGTATGTTTACTTTGATCCAAGAAGCGACACAAATGCTTAAAGATAGACAGCAGATTGAAAGAGATCTAATCTACCAGATTTGCATACTAGATAACGAAGAAAGAGCAGCTATAATTTTTGCTTACCGTAACCTAAAAGATTGAAATTATGATTCCAGCCGGAACTGTATACCATAAAACTGTCATTGAATGGGTTGAAATAGATAATGAAGAAGAAAAGATTGAAGCAAAGACTTATCTTCTGCTTTGGAAGAAATTCTATCTGAAACATCTGCCTTCTTTTGAATGCGTCTATGAAGAATTTCTAGATAAGAGGATCACAGTAGGTGATAAAGCCGCTGATACGATCGGATTAAGAGTATTTCTAAAAAGGATTGAAGATGTCGAGTCCTAGCTCACAAGACCCAAACTCACCGATCTACACATTCATCGACACTCAGCCGGCCAGCCCTCCACCGAACACACCAGATGCCACACTAAGCCACTTTACAACGCGTCAGTTCGTGCCAACAGCTATAACCAACGCTAATCCCGTTGTTGTCACTATTCCTAATCACGACTTCCAGAATGGCCAACAATTGCAAGCCACTAAATTTATCAGGATACCGTTTGCTCTAGCAACAGGTATGGAACAACTAAATAACCAGATATTCTATGTGCAACAATCCACTACCAATACTTTTGTTCTCAGCGATCGTAATACCATTGGTATTGATGGCTCTGGCTTCACTCCTTATATTTCTGGAGGACAATTCACGTTATCAGGACCCACCCTACCAATAGTCAATCCTCAGCATTTTCCACCTCCAGGATTTGTTGACTCGGGCTTTTCTCTATTTTAATCAACTGATCGACCATAGATTTGCATTGTTCTATGCAAAATGATACATTCTTATATGTTTTATTGAATAATCTACTTTCGATTCCCATTTGTTTGTATAATTCTTCAAAATCTTGCGTTATTTTGATCATTTCAGGATCATTTCTTTTGAAAATTTCACAGGAGGGACAATAATCATCACAATGTGCACAATCAAAACCGATCCAATGGCCTATATGTGTAAGATATAAATAATTATATTCATCTTTTTCTGAATATGTCAATCCTCCATGAACATCTATATCACAGTCATTATAATCTTTTCCAAAATAGGGATGATCTTCGGGAACTTGAACATATCCGCATAGATGACCTCCATACATTGAACCATTATATTGCAAAGCGAACATCCTGACGATGACACATTCATAATTCCTATATTTGAATAGTATCTTATCAGGTTCTTCCACCCATTCGCCATAACCCCACCACTTAAGTTTCTCATCAGCCGAATGATGGTTGATTTCTTTTAAATCAATCATGTTGTTTTTCTCTTTTTTTTAAACCTTTTAGAATTCCAGACAAAAGTTTGTCTATCTCTTTGTGATGCTTCTCTAGACGAATCAAAAGTGCCAACTCTTTGAAAGATTGTGATAAATCTTGGTCAACTTTCATCATATCGACGGGATGGAAACCAGGGCATTTATGCCTTGGAGGAAATCCCGCTCCTTTGTTATTATGTTCTTTGTCTGTATAGCCCACGACAAGACAATCGTCGCGATGACGTTAAAAGCACATCGGGGCTTGCTCAGCTCTTCAGCTCTGCAACTGGCGAGAGAACAACGAATCGCTTTTGAGCGTGAGTTCGATGTAAACCGTCGGGATGTCGACCCTAGGGTACGATAAATCAAGTATGGTAAATTCCTGTCGCGAGACATCAGTCTAATCCTTAGCTTGTCAAAAAGCTTTTGCCTTAAGGCAAGAGTTGTTTACTGTGATAATAATAAAAATGATTGTTTGAACATACTATGTTCATATATTCTACGGAATTTTTTCCAGAGTCTCTATCAACATTTTCTACAACTTGCATGACCTTTATATAGGTGGATCCACAATGTGGACATTCAATTTTCACTTTCTCTCCTGATTGCAATCAAACACGAAAATTCCTTTCTTTCTGAACATGTCTATGGTTGGCTTATGAGAACTGAAGACGAATTCGATGGCATATCCAGCAACTTGAATCCAATCTTCAAATAAAACTTCCTGAGATCTCATATCACGGATGGGGCGCATTTTAATATTTGGAGGCTTGTAGCGTTGTCGTTTTCTTAGCCATTCTTCGGTTTTTTCTCGAGTGGTCTCTTCTCTCGAAGACCAAATTACAATTCCACCATAATCAACCCATGGAGTATCGGATCCATATTCCTTTGCTTCACCGATATATTCTAACATATCAATTATGGATTTGATAGGTTCATCATAAATAATAGCTTCATCATATGCTTTCCTATCCTCTATCCAATCCAAAGGGAAACGTCCGCATGAGCATTGAATTGGGCCATCATTGATGATAGGATTTTTTGCTTGTGCCATTAGCAATTCGTAACAGTCGGTGCATAAATCCCATGGTGCAACGATGAAATGCTCTCTATGGGATGAATCGGCGAGACAGTCTAAATCAAAGATGATCATTTCTTTTCCATGTAAACATCTCTTTCCTCTGTCCATCCTGTTCCAAAATTCATGGTAATCTTATCTTTTCTTGCCATTCTTAATTTACATAAAATCCACATGATGAAGCGAAATAGTTTTATTTTCATCTATTCCTTCTCATATTCAGCTAAAGTCTTCATTGAAAACTCAAATATCCTATCTATATAACTTGTGAATCCTGAATTATCGAAACCGTTACCTCTTGCAAAAACATTCCTGATAATATCTTGTGACAAGATATATGCTATTCTATCAGCGGTTTCCTCTGTGAGCTGTTCATAATTCCACTTGATTGCATAGTCAAACATCTCTTCATCAGTATCGAAATATTTACCTTGGAAATAGAAAACCTTATTTGTCATTTCTTTTCCTCCTCCAATTCCTTGACGCGTTCTTTAAGTTTGTTCACTTCATCCCATAACTGTTCGATATGGCGAATGGGATCTCCCTTCACTTTGGTTAGCCTCTCATATGGAAGGGGAGCCATGGACATTGTTACAAGATCTTTAAATGTAAAAATACTATTTGCGAACTGTTGCATTTCTTTTCCTTTCTGTGATTTATCCAAATCCAAAATAAAGCAATCGGTGAAGTCAGAATTTTTCACATAATCTTCCGCTACTTCTAAATTCGCACATAGGATTTCTCCAAGAGGATACCCATATTCTGGATGCTTGTCAGATCTACTTTTCACAACCTTGTATTCATCTTTCATTTCTTGCCTTCGTATCTAAGTTCAACCGTTACATTTTCACGGCTCGCTTTCATCGAGGTTGGAAGAATATTAGGCAGTGGTAAAACTCTAGCATCTAAATAAACCAGTCCATCAAAAAGAGAAGCAGCATCCTCTAATTTATTTTGAATTTCACTCATTATGATGTCTCTTAAACAAAAGATTTGTTCTTCTTCTGGTGTCATTTCTTTTCCTTCTGCAATTCATTTCTTATTCCCAATATTTTTTTTTCAATAATTCTTCTCTGATCGATTCGAAACACCGATTAATGGCATAGCGTGCACTTATCAGTCCCCCAATTAATCCTCCAAGAATGAAAGAAATTGAACAAAACCAAAAAGCATCTTCATAAGATATCATTTCTTCCCTTTCTGCAATTCTTTTCTTATGCAATCATCGGCCAAATCTCTACAGTAGAATATCCAACTCATCTGATCATCATTTAATGTATATTGCCTTCCGCTGCATTCATATGTTAGAGTATCCAAAATTCTTGAAATACTTTTTAATGTTATTATGGGATCTAGTTCTACATTCATTTTTTTCCCTTCTGCAGTTCATTAAAACACGTCAACGAGCAAGCATACACCGTCTTGATCTGCTTCTCTTGTCTATAGTAGAATTCGGAACTTTTCAACTTATCGCAGGCATCGCAATGACGGCTGATTATCTTAAGCTCGAGGGGTGTATAGATTGCGTCCCATAGATCGTATTTAGCGTTTTGTCTTTTAAGTGGAGGTGTCATTCAATTTCCTTTCAGTCTCGTGCTTTCAAGGATAGGTAAATTAGCCTCAGTTGGAACATAAACTACTTGCATTTGATTGGTCTGTAATCCTTGTATCCAAAGGTATCTTAAATATCCCTCATTGTCCGTCAGAGATTCTCCAATTATTTTATTAGCTTCTGCTACTCCTTGCGCTCTGATAACTTCGGCATCGGCTAAAGCTTTAGAGCTTTCTTTTTTTGCTACAGCTTCTAGAGTAGCTATTTGCCTATTTGATTCGGCACGAGCCAATTCAGCCTGTCCGAACATTCTCTGTTGCCAAACATGAATGTATGGATTTATGAAACTTATGTATACAAAAACAAATATACATAGGATAATAAATGACAGTATTAATATTTTTACGATTTTTAATTCATCTTTATTCATTTTTTGTCCCACATTGATTGACCTACCCACTCGACATCTTTCCATGATTTCATCATAGAAACATTTCCTTTACCAGGAATCTGCACATGGCCGATAATGCCATTATCTTGAACTTCTCGAACAAACATAAAACAACCTCCATATTGTTTATCACTTGGATGAATCTGTACGATATCACCATAACCTACTTCTTGCATCATTTCTTCCTCCCGTTTCTGATGTTCATTTGCTTCCTTTCAAAATCTTTCTGGGCTTCATCTGGATCATAATCTGAACAAGAACCAAGACGTTTAGCTTCTCTCATGACCACAGATTTAACCCTTCCAACATGTAATGCTATCTCCGAATAGGACATATTCAGCTCTATGCCTTCCTTGACTTTCACTCTTTCCTCTATTGTAAGAGGATTAATCGCTATCCATTTACTAACCATCAGTTGTCTTCCCATCCATCTTCATCATCCTCGTCTTCATGCTCGGATTCTTGAGGTTCTGGATTGGATTCAGGTGTAATATCATTATCGAAATAATATCTGGTCCTCTGAGCATCGAATTCAGTTAGCCAAGCTTTCAACTCATCTGTTTGGTGATCATATAGCCAATTATAGATCTCCTGGCAGATATGTTCATGCCGAGGAAGAAACTTACCATTGATGTCATTCTTCAACATATCAATACACTTATCGAACACTCTCTTCTGAATATTGGATGAAGCAGTAATCACTGATTCTTTCATCGAGTAATCTTCATATTCCTGAAGATTTACCATGATCTGGAAAGTCTTCATCGTTTCCATGATTTCTCTCTCTGCACTTCCAAATGGAATCTTATGAGGATCTGAAACGGTAATGGTAAAGACCAAATCACCGTTCTCTTGATTAACTCTATCTACTTGGATTTTCATTAAAACCTCCTGGTCCTTTCGATTCTATCAAGGTATCGAAACTAAAACAAGAAAAAGATTTGTCAATAATTTTATTTAGATGTTAAAGAAAAGACTATGCAATTGGAACAAAACGCACAACTCGCAGAAACACTCGGAAATCAAGACTGGCGCCTCCGTAATCTTTACAAAATAAAAGATAAACAAGGAAGGATTGTTGATTTTGAACTTAACTGGGCTCAAGAGATTCTTAGAAAACCTCATTATCTCAATATCATCCTCAAGGCTAGGCAGTTGGGTGTTACGACTTATCACGCTATTCTTTTCCTTGACACCTGTCTTTTTAATAACAACGTCAACTGTGCCATTGTAGCCGATAGCAAACCCATCGCGAGAGAAATATTCATTGATAAGGTTAAATTCGCCTATGACAACTTGCCTCAGTTTGTTAGAGACATGTGCCCAGCTTACAGAGATAACGTTCATGAGATGCGTTTTGCCAATGGCTCGGTATTTCGGGTGGCGACTTCTCTACGCGGAGGCACGCTGCAGCTTCTACATATTACCGAATTTGCAAAGATTTGTCAGGAGAATCCCAGCAAAGCCAACGAAATCGTTTCAGGAGCACTTAATGCGGTTCAAGCGGGTCAGTTTGTCTGCATTGAATCAACCGCACGCGGTCGAGAAGGTCACTTTTATAACCTCTGTAAACAAGCCCAAGCTTTACAGGATTCTCAGGTTGAACCTGGACATCTAGATTGGAAGATCTGGTTTTTTCCGTGGTGGCAATCTAAAGAGTATGTAACAGATTCAAAAAATGTCTTGATAAGTAAAGATATGGAAAGGTACTTTGAGGATTTAGAAAGTAAACAAATTATTTTAACTTCTGAACAAAAAGCTTGGTACATAAAAAAAATGCAAACCCAGGGCGAATATATGAAAAGGGAATATCCCTCGACGCCGGAAGAAGCATTTGAATCAGCTAATGAAGGATTTTACTTTGCCAAACAGATCTCACAAGCGCGCCACGAAAAGAGGATTTGCCACCTACCGTATGATGAAAATGCCAAAACCTATACCAGCTGGGACATCGGAATCGGTGACTCCTGCGCAATC